CAAGTTTTCTTTCCCAGATAACATCGTCTCTTACTGTATTGAGTATCTGATAATGTATGGTGTCAGTATGCCTATCCACATCTATATTTAGTCAGGACATTCAGTGACAATTTCCCCATGCGTAAGTTTTACAACTTGAAATCCAGTTGTAGTAAAAATTTTATTTAATCTCTCAGCTAAATTAAAGGCATGACCAGGGTTACTAAATGAGACTTTTTTGTACTTGGGACCAGGATAACTTACGATTTGGCTCAGTGATCGTAAATTTATGGGCTTACCTTCGAAGAATACACTGTATATGGCATCAGCCTCTAATACTTGTTCTGCTTTATATGTATGCTTATTGACTGCTTCCAGCAAAACAGTGGGTTTAGGTCTAGACATATACCTTCCCCCCTGATAATTTTTCCAAGTTTTTTAGATGATTTGGGTTTTGCTCTATGTTATAAAGGTATGTCTTTGTCATTGTGTGTCTCCTGTATCATTATTTATCTGATTTGGAGATAAACACTATGGTTAATCTTTAAATTTACCGGCGTCTGCGCTCATTTTCTGTTGACGTATGGGTTTAGGCTTAGGCAAATCTGTGGTTTCTGTCAGAGCTTTGAGAACAAAATCTACATCTAAGCTAACCGTTTTTTTATTTAAGTTTTTGAGATTTGTTAATTGTGCTATTAGAATGTCACGTGAATTTTTTGACATACAATGACCGATATTTTTTATGTTTAATGTAGTAATCGTAAGAACACAGTACATTGATTAGCACAATTAATGCAGTTTGTAAGTTTATCCAATAGAGGAAATTTAAAAAACTCACCATGGTGCAAATTACAAATATCCAAAAAAACCAATATGTTGACTTGATTCCCCTTGCCAATTCCTCTTTATGATCGCGAGTCATTGCGATTCAGGTACTTCATTCTTTGCTTTGCTTCCAGTTCTGTCTGAAACGGTCCTTCAAATCCGTAACGATAAAGAGTTGTTGCTTTGGGTGCTCTGGCATGTTTCCATCCCTTGTCGAAATGGATACAGTAATATCCTGCGGCATAATAAACGTCTGAACCTTCCAATTTAGTATACAATGGCAATGCTGGATCATAACCAGCATCTCCCTCTTGAATAGCATATGGTTCAGCGTAGTCTATTTCGAATCCCCTGACGTAAAATTTATCTGGATTTACCACAGGCTGGTCTATTTGTTCTTCGAAAAGTTTAATATTTCCAAAGTAATCTTTTACTGCTTCCTCGCCCTGAAAGTTTACAGTATCTTTGCCACTGATGTATATAAAATTATCTTGTATGTCCTGATTGAGGATGCCTATGCGTTCACCACCTCGATTAACTAGCCAGGCTACATCAGATATTTGTTGCAATTTTGTTAAGTCAAAGTTTGTCATGTGTTTTCCTATTTGTGTATGTTTTATTTACCATTTAACTGACTTCGGAAAATTCTGCATCCATTGCTGAATCATCGTCCTGCTCATCATCATTTTGTGACTGTGATGCACGTTGCTTGGCTTCAAATATGGGATGCATGGCATTCTGTAAATCAGTCATTCTTTCCTGGATAATATCTGCAGAATCCTTTTCTATTGCTTCTAGCAGAGCTGTTAACGCATCATTATATGTGGAAACTTGCTCTTCAGTGAGCATAGATTTAGATTCTTCGAATTCAGTATTGCATTGAGATATCAGACTTTCTGCAGAATTTTTAGCTTCCACCAATTCCTTGGCTCGTTGATCCATTTCAGCATTTGCTTGTGCGTCAGCTACCATTTGTTCTATCTCTGTTTCGCTTAACCCCCCAGAATCTTTAATTGTAATATTCTGTGCAACACCAGTTGTAGCTTCCTTGGCAGACACATTCAGAATACCGTTTGCGTCGATATCAAATTTTACTTCAATCTGCGGAACACCTCTGGGTGCGGGTGGTATACCATCCAGGTTGAATTTACCTAAAACTTTGTTATCCTTAACAAATTCCCGTTCTCCCTGTGCAACCTGAATAGTTACTGCTGATTGATTATTTTCAGCAGTGCTAAAAGTCTGTGATTTTGCAGTGGGTATGGTTGTGTTTTTTTCTATCAACTTTGTCATGATGCCGCCCTGGGTCTCCAAACCCAGTGAGAGTGGAGTAACATCCAAAAGCAATACATCGTTGGTGTCGCCTGACAGTACCGAACCCTGTATAGCAGCACCAGCGGCCACGGCTTCGTCTGGATTGATATCCTTTCTGGGGGCTTTTCCAAAAAATTCTTCTACAGCAGTTTGTACTGCTGGCATGCGCGTTTGCCCACCCACTAAAATAACTTCATCGATATCACTTACGCTTAGACCGGCGTCACCCACGGCAAGCTTACATGGAGCTATGGATCTTTTAATTAATCCCGCAACCATGGATTCAAATTTGGACTGAGTAATTTTTAGATTGAGATGTTTGGGACCAGTTGCATCAGCTGTGATATATGGAAGATTAATATCAGTTTGGCCAGAAGTCGATAGTTCCACCTTGGCTTTTTCTGCGGCCTCTTTTAATCGTTGCAATGCTATCTTATCATTTGTGATATCTATGCCATTTTCCTTGTTAAACTCACTAACTAGGAAATTAATAATTTCATTATCAAAATCTTCCCCACCCAGGGAGGTGTCTCCATTTGTGGATAATACTTCTATTTGTGTTTCACCGTCCACATTTGCAATCTCAATAATAGAGATATCAAATGTCCCGCCACCCAAATCATAAACAGCAACCTTCTTATCTGTGCTACTGTTTTTATCCACACCATATGCCAAAGCGGCCGCTGTGGGCTCATTGATAATTCTCATTACTTCTAGTCCGGCAATTTTACCTGCATCTTTGGTTGCCTGACGCTGGGAGTCATTAAAGTAGGCCGGTACAGTAATCACAGCCTTTGTTACATTCTCGCCTAAATATGATTCGGCATATTCCTTAATTTTACGCAAAATTTCAGCAGATACTTGCTGTGGCGCTAATTCCTGATCGTTAACATTTACCCAAGCGTCACCATTGGTAGCTTTTATAATTTTATAGGGCAAATTGTTTAAATCCTTCTGGATATGTTCATCGGAAAATTTTCTACCAATCAATCTTTTTATAGCATACAAAGTATTTGTGGGATTCGTCACAGATTGTCTTTTTGCTGACGTGCCCACCAATACTTCATCTTCGGTGTATGCAACAATGCTTGGGGTAGTTCTGGAACCGTCAGCATTCTCAATTATTTTGTAGGAATTGTTTTCCACCACTGATAGGCAGGAATTTGTAGTTCCCAAGTCGATACCGATAATTTTACTCATAGTTTGTTCTCCATAATGTGTGTCATTGTTCAGTCTCTTTTGAGCTCCGAACTAATTCTCTTTGTGTTGACATCCAGGGCGGTAGTGATACTTCTGGATGCGGCATGGGCTTGCGATAAATTTTATCTCCATCACGTTCGTAAATCCATACGAACCTGGGAAGCCCATTTTCGAGTATCCACTGAGCCTTAAAGGCCTCAGTGTATTCTGTGTGTATATTACTTATACTTGGCATTCAAGAATCTCGCAAAATCGTCAGGATATTCTGCAATTCTGGGCAGATTCCATGTGCTGCAAAACTTAAGAAAGTGTATGCCCACCTGTGACACTGTATCAGAGTTCGTAGCTGTAGATACAGTCTCAAACATCTTAACACGAATGTCCTCGGGCTGCGCAGTAAGATCAATCAGTGTGCGGTTACGCTCATAATCGTCCTTAACTCGATGTTCCTGCTCCTCATGATCTACCCAACGTTGCAACATAAAGTTATTGTAGTCATATCCACCAGTGTTACGATCGTCATATGCTTCGCGAATGCCTGTCTTGTTTTTAGTGCCTTTTAGTCTGGCACCCGGATAAGCACTAAAAACGTTGTCAGCACTGTCGCCTCTGACACACTTCTCGAATAGTATCCAGTCTGGCTCGGGTGCTGATTTGACTTGTTTTGTTTTGTTGTCTATCTTAGCCTTGCCCTTGATGTCAAAAAATCCTTCGGTGCTTACAATAGTGTCTGTGACGCCATTGTACTGTTTAACATTTGGTGCAATAAGCTGATAGAAGTCTGAGTCTGTGCTAATGATGGTATGATTATCATCTGGGTGCGACTGTATCCAACCAGCTATCAAATCGTCTGCCTCCAGCTCTGGATGCTGGATCACTGTGCAATTGGATTTATCACGTAAAAAAGTAACTAAATGGTCATATGACTCGAAGAAGATTTCATCATCCTCTATTTCTCTGGGTGTACGCTTTGCGGCAGTTACTTTACGATTAGCCTTATAGGGCGTATAGAAGTCCTTGCGCCAGGAGCGGCCCTCTAAACAAAACACCACATGATCGCCATTGAATTCATTGTACATCTTCTTAACACTGTTAAACATGATGTTGAGTGCCATGCCGACCTTGAGGTCAATATCTTTAGCACGACCAGTTGCATGTTTTGCACGGAAGAATAAGTTAAATGTATCAACAATGATATAGTTAGACATATGTATTACTCTGCTATTATATAAAGTATTGTAACACGATCTAAAAAGTCTGTCAATCAGTTTGCAGAAATAATATTGATTACCAAAGGTATTGTCTGATTATTTGTGAGCGTAACTCGCTCTCCACGTACCAGATGGACTTTGTTAAACAAATTTAAATCAAATGTTTCAGATCCAGATTTTATGATTCCGGTACCCACGTAGGTTTGCATAATACACGATCGTGATGTAAATGTATACTCCTGCATGCCATGCACAGTAATAGTTGTAGTACTTAGATCATCTGTAAGCTTTAATTGTTCAATCTTAACTTGCTCATTATCAGCAATGATATTACTATCTGTTTGAATAAAAGTGTTTTCTAATAATTTCATGTGTTAAATAAATCGTCAAATTTACTTATATTAATGGATTTGTTTTTAGAGTTTTCAAGATCACGCTTGAGGTCAATCCTTAAAAATTCGGGTATTTTGTCCAGCATATAGCGAACTTCCTCTCCTGTCATATCAGAAACATGCTGATCAATTACAGGTTGAACATCATTCATTAGAGCTGCTAGTTTCTTCTTGGCTCGTGTTTCTATTGACATATTCCACGTCGTCCACAAATAAGTTTGTTTTTGCTTCCTGCAGACCATAATCTAGATCTGCTGTCTCTTGTGCTACAATAGTTCTGCATATGCGGTTAAACCAGATATTTACTATCTCTTCATCTGACTTGCCCACTATGCCATGCTCAGTGAGCATCTTCACAAATAGATCGTTGTAGTCAAGTTCAAAGTATCCGTTGGCTACATTCTCCGGATCTATACCCATATCCAAAACATTAACATAGGGTTCCCCCTGTGCATTAGCACATTCCTTTTCATACTCAGGGTGTGATAGTTCACCTGCCTTGAGTTTAGACTCTAAGATAATGAGTTCAGACTGTACAGGATCGCCCTCAGCCTCGATCTCGGCCAACTTTTTTGTAAGCTCTGTGCCTTCATAGTAATACTCAGCTTCTGCTACTGCACGGGTTTTTCCTCTGAGTCCCCATGATCCAGGCATCATTCTAAAAGGTAGTTTAGCCATTTAATATATTACCTGAGTTATTTGTTTTGTCATCGCCCACTATCTCATTAAGCGTTTTGGGTCCATTGTTTATGTATGTGCATGTTCCATCACATCCATACTGATTACATGGAACTCTGACTTCAGATATATGCACTTCTGGGATTTGTTCCATGAGCAGTGTGGTGCCACATTTATTACATCTCATCATAATTTTAGTTATCCATAATTTCTAGCAAGGATTGTATTTTCGGAGAGTGGCTATCAAGTACTCTTGCGCTGTATCCTAGTTTGTTTATTTCTTTTATTAGCCACGTGGGATTATATATAGTAAGTAAAAAATTTATCTCCTCAGGAATATTTTCATTCAGATCAAGTATAATATCATTATTGACAAAGTACAACCCAGTATCAATATTATTGAATACATTAAAATCCACTGCTGAACCATAATCTTTAATACGCTTGGAGTGTAATAACTTTATAACTGACAAATTAAGTATGCTAGAGTACACTACACCCCTACTTACTCTAACCATTTCAGAAATATCAAACACATAATCTTCCCACGAGCTGTGAGTATTTACACTAAAGGAATACACAATATCGAATGTGTTGTCTGCAAAGGGAAATTTTAATAATTTTTCCCCCTGGGGATTATAAATCTGATTGTATCGATTATAATGAACTGTGTTGGCCGCAGAACAGTGGCTCTGGATATATTTTAGTGCCTCTAGATCAACATCCATACTGGTATAATTTTCTGGTAATATTTCACCAGTTTCCATTCCATCTTCCAGTAAATTACCACGATTCCCACCATAGTCTAGTATTGATTTATTTTTAATATCAACGTTGGAATGTTTAAGTGTTTCCAGTCGGTTATCTCTGGGAAATATATGTCCCACTATTATTTTCCTATTGCATTACCGTAAATGTGAACGTGTGCCCTAGTAGTGTAGTTATACCCACGTTGTATGGCTTCGTCAGCAATTGACGCTTCGGTTTCAGTGAGACCTTCGTATGTACCACCTATGCCCATGATCCATACTGGGAAATCACATCCTGCATTACGAAATAATTTAGTGTTGTGTTCAACTTCACGCCAACTTGCCTCTGTGCCATTGACTACATACTTTAGTTGACCGCGTTTGGACACCTCTGCATACTTGCCAATCACTTCTGGCTGTATGGCTTTCTTGGGTTGCTCACCGGCAGTATTCCATAACTTAGGACTGATGCTCCACATCCACTCCCCGCCCCAGTAATGCTGAAAATCTTCTATATACTTCGCTAGCTCTGGGGTAATAGGCTTGGTGCCATTGGTTTCCACTGTGACGTTTTTAGGCATGTTTCCTCTGCGATAAAATTCACGCAACACACTAATCATTCCAGGTTGTGTGTTTTTAAGCATGGGTTCCCCACCTGTAAACACCATGTGAGTATGTTGCTTGCTTACAGGATGACAGAACTGGCCGTGTGGTAACAATGCTGTGAGTTCATCCACTGCTTCTGTTACTGTACGGTCTGCCATCAAATGCCTGTAGCGTTTTGACCAGGTGTATGAACTATCACAGCCTTTGTCAAACACTGGCAGTTGCATCACATCAGTAATGTCGGCCAGGTCGAGCTTTTCATACGGTAGTTCATAGGTGTCAGGGTCTGTGGGATCGGCCTGCCCAAATCCGTCACATTTCAAGTTGCAGAGGAAGAAACGCATCCACAAACTAGGTATACCCGTATACTGACCTTCACCCTGAGCTGAATAAAATGTTTCCGAATATTTAAGATTGGTCATTCTGTCCAACTCTGTCCTCGAAGTTCGACTCCAGATATTCATATATCAGTTGCATATCATCCACAAAGTCGCCACTGTAAGCATTTAC